TTACCTCCTTTCCTTCAGCGCAATCAGAGAACATGAATGGAAACATCATCCTCATCTGCCGATATTGCGAGCAGGGCGGACACTGAATATCTGCGACCGTAAGTAAGAGCTGAACCCAGCCCGTGAGCATCTGGCTTGGTTACCGGAATGGTTACCGTGGTTGCGATCCACTCACCGCTTGTATGGATGATGCGAGATTCTACGGTTACTGCCTGAAGTGTCTCTGGTTTACTGCTACCTTGCGTAAGCATCAAGCCGTTCGATGTCAGGATAGGGCGCAGGGTGTCAAGGATACTGTCAAGCGTTACATACTTGGACTTGAAGGCTGGGTTTTTACCCTCCTTGCTAATGCCTTGCATCTGGCTTTGTGCCTTGATGAGAGCAGGAGCAATAGCCCCTATGGTTTCCGATGTTGTCATTGTTATTCTCCCGTTACGTGGTTCGATGCGTCAGCGTAGTAGTCATCAGGTGTATAGAATTTAATGCAGTACCCAGACTTCCCTAATACGATTTTCACATTGTCAAACAAAACTTCCTCGCGACACAATTCAATAAGCCTTATTGCTTTAGGTTCATCAATCAAGTGGTGACCATTTGGATAGTTCAAATCCAAGACCATGTCCGATGCAACCGCATCGCGAACAACTTTTATAATTGTGTCTTTCATTACTTATCTCCCAAACCTTTTTGTTGACGCTACCAATATGGTTGCGTGTATTGATTATACGCCAAGAATATATATTGTCAAACCATTGACACTAGATTATATAGTTGTGGTATATATGGAACATGATTCGAGGACTATCCCAACAGCAGTTGGCAAAACGTATCGGTGCAACCCAGCCACAGGTATCCGATTGGATGACCGGAAAGAAGACACCTAACAGCGGTAACCTCAGCAAGCTCGCCGAAGCCATGGACATGGCGGAAGAAGACCTTGCGCGGTTACTCACCATTCGGCGGAAGAGTCGGAACAAACCGACCGCAGAAACAGAAACATTCGGAAACTAGATAAAGGTACAGGGAGACAAGGCAATGAAGCGTTGTAAAGATTGCGGACACGAAGTAGTAGACACAGATCAGGTTTGCACGGCTTGCCGGTTGGCAGAATGGCGGCACTTTGAGCGACACGCACAGCAGGCACGTAGACGGCAGGAGGCACTTGATGCTAACCGACAGGCACACAATGCCCGTAGACGTAACATCGATGGTGCGATCAAGGCAGGCATTATCACTGCGGTTAGCGTGATGCTGTTCCTTGCTTTGGTATCTGCAACCCGTGATGCCATGCGGTACGAGTACATCACAAAGCCTGCAATGCTCAAGGCTAACGGTGTCCGATGAGATACCTAAGCGTATGCAGTGGCATCGAAGCTGCATCGGTTGCATGGGAGTCCTTAGGCTGGACTCCCGTAGCCTTTGCAGAGATTGAACGCTTCCCGTCTCAGGTGTTGGCACATCACTTTCCAGGAGTGCCAAACCTTGGAGACATGACAAAGTACAAGGACTGGGACATTGATCGAAACGCAGTTGACCTTATTGTTGGAGGGACTCCCTGCCAGTCCTTCAGCGTTGCAGGACTCCGCAAGGGGCTTGAAGACCCAAGAGGAAACCTTGCCCTCATCTTCCTTGGTATGGTTGACCACTACCGCCCAGAATGGGTTATCTGGGAAAACGTGCCCGGCGTTCTGTCCAGCTCAGGAGGACGGGACTTTGGTTCCTTCCTCGGGGCGTTGGGGCAACTCGGGTATGGGTTCAGCTACCGAGTGCTTGACGCTCAATACTTTGGAGTCCCCCAGCGAAGGCGTAGAGTCTTTGTTGTCGCACATTCTTCAGGGGACAGCAGACGTGCAGCAGAAGTACTATTTGAGCCAGAAAGCCTGCGAGGGAATCCTCCGAAGAGCCGAGCGTCGGGGCAAGAAACTGCCCAATGCCTTACGACAGGCACTGGTTGCAGGTACGACCCAGAAACCGAAACATTGATTCCGGTTACCTTCCGTAAGTCACGACGGGCGCAGAGTACAGAGGACTTTGAGACGTGGGTAAGCGATGATGTAACTAACACGCTCAACTGCTTTGATGTTGGTGATATCAGATCAACAGACCTAGTGGTTCAACCTACCGTGTACTCGGTTCGTGAAGATGCCAAGGCTAACACCTTCAGTGCCGTAGAGAGCGAGGTGGCAAACTGCATCCAGTCTACGCAACCAGCCACGACCAGCCATCATGCAATCAACTATGTGGTGCATCCACCGCATACATTCAAGGTTAGAGGCATCGGGCATTACACCGGCACTAACGGCGGAGTAGCAAAGCCTGGAACCGGTGGCAGTGGTTACATGGGGCAGGATGAAAAGGCATACACCATTGCAACCAGTCAAGACCAGCACCTGATGCAAGGCATGGCGGTACGAAGGCTCACACCGACCGAGTGCGAACGGTTGCAAGGCTTCCCGGATGGTTGGACAGATATACTCCCAACCACACCAGACGGGCCACGATACAAGGCACTAGGAAACAGCATGGCTGTACCCGTCATGCGTTGGATAGGGTCAAGGATACAGGCTTGCAGGTAAAGCCAAGCATAATACGGCAGACGCTCCGAGCTTTATCAAAGGCTCCGGAGCGTTTACTCTTGCCAGATGAGATGATTCTATTGCACTATGGCTGGTCGCATGGCATCCATGCCGACGAGTGCTTTGATGCCATGATCCGCCATAACTTTGCATTTATACGCGAGGTGTGCAAGGTCATCAAGCACAAAGAACATTTCACGGATGCTTGCCAGTACTGCGTTGAAGGTCTCATTCGTGCGATTGAGAAGTGGGAACCAGAGCGTGGGTTGCGCTTCTCTACTTACGCCCACCCGTGGATTTACCAGAAGCTTAGGCGATACCAAAGCAACCAATACAGAACCATCCGGATTGCCGAACACACACTGGTTAAGTGGCACAAACTCAAGCGGCATTACGTCATTCTTGAGTTGGAGTTAAAGCGACCGCCAACAGATGCGGAACTATCCGAGCGTAGTGGAATGAGCCTCGAGACCATCGACATCTGCCGTACCGCAGCAGGCATTGAGCCGATGTCTATTGAAACCCCGGTACAGGGTTCTGAGCTGGTTTTGGCGGATACTGCGATATTCGGTAGCACACCATCAGCGGAGGATGTCTACTTTGGTGAAGCCGAGGAGGGAACCTTGACCCAATCACTCGGCAAGATGGACGATGAAACAAGGCAGATGATAGCCTTGCACCTTGGGCTTGATGGACGTGTACCGCAGACTATCCACATGGTAGCCAGCCGTTACCGTATACCGCCCGTAGTGGTCAAAGAGCGCATACAAAAGGCACTAGCAGAACTGAGGAGCATCCATGAGACATCTTGAAGACCGAGAGCAGATTGCCCTTATCACTTGGGTGCGTTTGATGGAATCCAAACACCCTGAACTTTCAACCATCTACCATTGCCCTAACGGTGGACATAGGGACATCAGGACAGCTGCAAAGTTCAAGGCCATGGGTGTTCGTGCTGGTGTATGGGATATCTTCCTCCCTTGCCCGACACCGGGGCTTTACATCGAGATGAAGGCAGGTAAGGGCAGGCTAACACCGGGGCAGGTTTCCTTTCGTGAAGCCTTGGAACCGCACGGGTACAAGTTCTTTGTGGCTTACTCTTGGCATGATGCTGCACAGGCGATAGCCGATCACGTTGGGTTTACCTTTGATGTATGATGCCTTGTCGGTCTAACCGGCTACTTGATATGCATGGTCAAGTATGCAACCCGCTCACCTGTACCTGAGCGGGTTTTGCTTTTGGTGTATAATGTAACTGTTCCTTTCTCTATGGAATAGGCTTTGCCAGCCCCCGGCTGATCCCCGGGGGTTTCATAGAAATTGGAAACATCATAGAGAAAGTAGTAACAACCATGGCAACTCCTGCCACGGATGCGGGTCAGGCTATCGCCTTTCTCCGGCATCTATTCAAGCCGTATCAAGACGGCTTTATTGAGATTAGACCTCTAAGCAAGGTCAAGCCCCACGCTAACCGAACCACCTACAGGCTGCCCCATTGTCTGAAGGGTGAAGAAGGTCAAGCCCTTACACAGCACATCATCAGCCTTGCCATTCGTGGTTATGATGTCTATGTCGGTGTCTGTCCAAGGGTTGCTCCTGAAGGCCCGGGGCGTAAGCTCGGCAAGGATTCCATCGAGCAGGTAGGGGCGGTATGGATTGACCTCGACGGCAAAGTACCCGGCAGTAGTCAAGGATTACTTGACAACTGCGACATCGTAGTAAGCACTGGCAACGGCTGGCACGGATACAAGGTGCTATCTTCCCCGAAGTCCTGCGGATCCACACGAGAGCGTACGGCAATGGAAGGACGCATCCGAGACTTTGCCGACAAGATTCTAATCGGTACAGATAACGTCGCTAACCTTGATCGTATCCTGCGTGTACCTGGAACCTTGAACTGGAAAGACCCGCAGAATCCAAAGCCCGTGATTCTTCTAAAGGGTGGCTTGATGCGTCCAACGTACAAGCAATCCTTGTTAGTTCGGCATCTGGGCGATGAGCGGCTAGATGCCCTGCTGGCTTCCGCACTACAGGGACAGCTAGGCAAGGCAGAACCGCGCATCCGCCATGCAAGCGGTAGGATAACCGACCTGCTAGATGTTTTCTTTATCGAAGCCTTGGAAGCGTGTGAGGCGTTTGAATCTGACCCACGCTGGGAATATAGGCTGAACATTGTAAAGGCAGACCTGCCTGAGATTATGGAGTACTTCTTTGACTGATGATTCATGGTTTGACGAGTTAGACCCAACGCCTAAGCGCAAGCCAAGGGCAGAGCGTGTACCGGGTGAGTCTGATGCTGAATACACGCATCACAAGCTCATGGAGCGCCACCCGGAAGGTGGTGGCCCGTACGGTGGAAGAGATAACGCAGTAACGGCGCTCGTAGGTTATCTACGGGAGCGGCAGTTTCACTATGACCTAGCGGTTGCGTTTGCTCAGGACTGGAACCTAAAGCATTGCGATCCACCACTACCAGCACACGATGTAGAGGATAAGGTTTCCCGCGCATGGGCTGAATGGTCGCTAAGTGTACGTGAGATGTACACCAAGGAGGTTGCAGTCAAAGACCTACTGGCAGACCGTGCAAAGGCTGTAGAGGTCAAGGAACCACGCAAGAAGAAGATTCCATGGGACTGGGATAGGTTGCAGGAGGAAGCCGCCAAGAGCCGCGACACCGAGTGGATTATCCCTAACGTCATTGCACGGCAGGCAATCCACTATTTTGCAGGGCCACCGAGTAGCGGTAAGTCTTGGATGGCCGCGGATCTGGTTCGTGCAGCTGAGTCAGCCGGGATGTGGATGAGCCTTGCCCCCTGCGTCAAGTCAAAGGTTCTCTATGTCAACGAAGAGATGGGTGTAGGTGAGTACAACAAGCGATTCCACCTGCTGTACCCGGAAGCCTGCCGAGGGTTGCATTCTTTCGTGAATGAAAACATGAAGGTAACAGACCCGGATGATTTGCAGGACATCGTTGATTCAGTCATCGACCTGAAGATTGACATAGTCATCATTGATACTTTTGTGCGTGTCCACAACCTTGATGAAAACAGCAACTCCGAAATGTCGCAGTTGTATCAACACTTCAAGAAGATAACGGATGCCGGGGCTGCCCTTGTGGTGCTCCACCATGCCCGTAAAGGCGGTGCAGGGGCGATAGGGCATGAAAGTATGCGGGGGGCTGTTGAAATCGCTGCACAGGCAGAAACTATCATGTCCATTGATAACAAACTTGGGCATTACACGGTCAAGACGGTGAAGCAGAGACGTAGTTCTTTTGAAGACCAAATAAACTTTGAGTTCAAGATTCACGCTCATAGCCCAGAGGCTCTTGAGATTCAGCGTATCGATATTGCAACAGCTGAGAAAACAATGGATCAAGCCATCTTGGACTACATTGATTCCAATCCGGGGCAGACCAGTCAGCAGATATCTGAAGGCATCAAAAAGCGTAAGTCCGATGTCGTAAGAGCGTTGCAGGGATTGGAAGATGAAGAGATGTTGAACGTCATGAATGGCCAGAGAGGAGCAAAGTTCTATAGCCCTAAAAGTATGTTTTGACCTGTTCCTAAAGACCTGTTCCCCTTAGAAATATAGAATAGGAACAGGTGGATAAATCCCCCCCTAAGAACCCCCCCTAGCCCGGAGGGCGTTAGGGGGATATGAGAGAGCAAAACAGTTCCCCCGCTAAGGCGGGGAACTGCATTGCCAAGATGGTCTGAAAAGAAATGTTTGACAGGCTATCTGTTATTGGTATATATTTGGTGTGGCAATAGTGCCGTGGAGAGCCGGATGGCTCAAAGGAGTTAGCAATGGGTTTTTTTGCACAGCATGGTTCCTTCTCTGAGGGAACTGGTCGGAAGTTCAGCGTGGCTGAATCCGGCGTTTACATCTGCGCTTTGATTGACATCGAAGCGATTCAGGGCAAGTCATTCGACGATCCAACAGTCCTGGAACCAAACTACAAGTTTGTATTCGAAACCACCGAGGTTGGTGATGAAGACGGTCAACCCTTCCGGTTCGTACAGTTCACCAAGACGGTTTACGGCAACGAGAAAGCAAAGCTCACAATCCTTTTGGATTCCATGCTAGGCAAGCGTCTTGACCGTAACGAATACGCAAACCTCGACATCAATGCCTTGAAGGCTCAAAAGTGGCAAGTGGTTGTAGGAACCAGACAGAAGATGAATGGTGAATACACGAACATGATTGAGACCGTCAAGCCGGTGAAGCAGACTGCAACCAAGCCATTACGCAAGGCTGTACCTGCTCCGGTTGATGATATCGAGGATCCATTCGATGCCGAATGAGCGTAAACCCTTCGTCAGCTTCAATGACGAGTCAGTGCCTGTAACAAAACGCAAGGTGCTATACGTGAAGTGGCTTATGTCAAAGCACGGTAAGACGCTTCAAGAAGCCAAGTTGGCAGCTCATAGAAAGTTTGGTGATTCCGACCCGTATTGGCGGTTTAGGGAAGACTAAACGCGGGAACACTAAAGGAGGCAGGGTAACTTGCCTCCAACCTTGGGAGATAAAGACAATGAAACAAACTAATCAGAGCCTCGCAGAAGCCATCAAAGAGATGGCACAGCACACCATCAACGTACAGCGTGACCCGTTTGCAGTCATCGATGTACCGCTTCATATTCAGGTATCAAGTGATCATTCTGAGATTCATATGTCCAAGGGTGAACTGCACTTGATGGTAGCCCTCAATGGCGATGATGCTGGTATCTACGACTGCAACTCCATGGGCTACGCTGTACAGAATCCATACTGGATCAACAGCCTCAAGCCTGCTGACGTGATTGCAGACATCTGGGCAGTATCGTACGAGATCGACAAGATGATGTCACAGAGCGTACAGCTGGTATGACCGGACACTACCGGACATCAAGTATTCAGGCCCTCAGCGTCATAGACGACTGGGGGTTAGACTTTGCGACAGGTAATGTGCTCAAGTACATCCAACGGATGCCACACAAGGGAACATCTAACGCCGATTCAATCAAGGCACTCTGGTATCTGGCATATGCCATCACCAGGGACGTTGCCTTTGCGGATCGGATAGCAAGCGAAGCGGAGGCACTCAATGGCTAGAGCGTTTACCACAGAGCAGAAGAAGGAACGCATCCGGATGGCGGTTGAGATATACCGCCAGACCGGAGCGTGGAAGGATGCCGAAAAGATAGCACACCGGCAAAACGTTGAGAAGTGGATTCGAGACCCTGAGATTTTCGCTTATGCGGAAAGCGTTGGATACGATCAGATTGACACCACTCCAATTGCATCCTTTGCGCCTAAGACATCGCACTATAACTGCCGCATCGGTTTTTCAGCTGCACTTATGCACATGAAGGATGGCAAGTTTCTTGCCAGAGATGGGGCAAGGCTTCATTATTCAATCCGTGAGAATGCTTTGGTTATGTACAAACTGGACGGCATCGGTAACCGGCACTATGCTGGCCCTGCCTACTTCCGTGGTGCTGATATCTTGGCTAACGACTGGACGGTGGTGGAATGACAAAGCTTATCTGGATTACACCGGAAGCGGAGAAGGTCATCGGCTACTGCGCTAGGGTCTCCAACCCTAAGAACCAAGATAACCCAGACGTATCCCGGTTGCTTGCCTACTGCATCAAACATGGGCATTGGTCAATCTTTGAGATGGCTAGTATGTGCATTGAGATAAAGACCACGAGGGCTATCGCTCCGCAGATTCTTAGGCATCGTTCCTTCAGTTTCCAAGAGTTTAGCCAAAGGTATGCAACGGTCAATGAGTTTCCGTATATGGGCGATATGAGGCTTGCAGGTAGCACTAACCGGCAATCCTCACAACCCTTGCCAGAATGGGACGATTTGAGCGAAGACCAGCAACAATGCATCCTTGATGCTAAACGGGCTGTATGGGGCGCAAGTGAAGCCTACAACGGTCTTATCCGTGCTGGCATTGCTGCGGAGACTGCAAGAATGGTTTTGCCTTTATGCACTCCAACCACCATGTATATGAGCGGTACGGTTAGGTCTTGGATTCATTACGTGCAACTAAGGACGCAGGAAGATACGCAGCTGGAACATAGGCAGATTGCAGATAGCATCAAGGCTTTGATGGCTGAACACCTGCCGATAACAATGGGAGCAATAGGATGAGAAAGGTGCATCGAGTATTACTTGATTTTGTCAACTCAGGTTTCAAGGCAATGAAGGCAATGCGCGATGGTCAAAAAGTTAGAAGACCTATACTGCCGGAATCTGCGTATTACTACTACAAAGATAAAGCATATTGGTACTTTGACGGTAACGAACATAGGCGTGTACCGGATCATGTAGAAGGTTTAGAACCTGGGGCTGCTTACTACTGGTATCACTTATCGGCACAACTTACTTTATTTACAGACTGGGAGATAATCGAATGAGATTCGGTGAAGTGATTCAAGCCTTGATGGCTGGTGGTGGTAACGCAGTATGGCGGGAAGACTGGGGAGGCTCCGTATTCCTGCGGTACTCCGAACTGTGGAATGTCTTTGAACTGCACGGACCTAAGGGACGAGTAACACAGCTGGAAGAACTGAGCCTATCCCCTGGTGATTTGTTTGCTAACGATTGGGCACTGGTTGCCATTGATCCACAGAGCGGATGGATAAAAGAATGATTACCTTTGCCCTTGGTATCCTACTGGGCGCTGGGTGCTTGGCTGTCTACAATGAAATGTATACACGTTGGCTATATGCTGATGTCAAGCGCAGGGCGAAACAGCAGGGCATCAGTGAACGTCAAATGAAAGATGCCCTAGTATGGGCAACTGAAAAGGAAATCGAGGCTAACCTGATTGGCAAGTAGAGTAATAAACAAAGGGATTGAGCAGGTCGCTATTGACCTGCTCAAGCACCACCCACGCAACGCTAACCACGGGGATGTGGAAGCAATTAAGAAGTCACTAGCAGTCAATGGCTGGTACGGCTCTGTGGTGGTCAACACGGCTACTAAGCACATCCTAGCGGGAAATCATCGGGTCATGGCTGCCAAGGCGCTAGGTTGGGAAACCGTACCTGTTCAATGGGTTGACGTTACTCCCGAAGAAGAGCTGCGCATTCTTGTTGTTGATAACCGGACAACCCGTATTGGGCAAGATGACACTACAAAGATTACCGACATCCTTGCCGAGCTTGCGAATACGCCTATTGGCTTGGAAGGTACAGGGTATGGAGCAGCTGACCTTGATGCTTTGATTGATGAGCTGGCTGGTACAACTTCCGATCTAAACGCAGATGAGCAATACATAAACGAAACATTCTCTATTCTGATTGAGTGCGACGATGAGAATCAGCAAACTAACATCTTGGATAGACTCACAGAGGAAGGTCTAAAATGCCGAGCACTCATATCGTAAGACAATCAAGTATTGTCAAAACTGCTCGTGTTATTCAATGCCAGAGCTTGTTTGATATTCCCCCATCGGAAACAAGTGAAGTTTCTTGGAACGTAAACTTTGAACTTCCACAAGAATGGAATGTCGGATTGATTGTTGGGCCATCTGGTGCTGGCAAAAGTACCGTTGCGAAAGAACTGTTTGGTGATTGCTTTGCTCAAGATTGGCAGTGGTCAAGTAATCAAAGTTTGCTCGATGGGTTTCCAAAACACTTGGGCATAAAAGAGATTACAGAGATGTTGTCATCTGTTGGTTTTTCTAGTCCACCTGCATGGATGAAACCACATCATGTCTTATCCAATGGTGAACAGTTCCGAGTAAACATGGCTCGCACATTGGCAGAAATGCCGGATATATGCGTAGTCGATGAGTTTACAAGCGTTGTAGATCGTACTGTCGCACAGATTGGAAGCCATGCAATAGGCAAAGCTGTTAGAAAACGCAATCAAAAGTTTGTTGCAGTAACTTGCCATTATGACGTTGCAGAATGGTTAGAACCAGATTGGATTTACCAACCGCATACGGGAGAATTTATCTCCGGGAGGTTACTTCGGCGCCCACAAATTACGCTCAAAGTTAAACGGGTCAAATATACTGCATGGGAATTATTCCGCAAGCATCATTATTTGAACACGAGCATTAATCCTGCTGCTGGATGCTTTTGTGCTTATTGGAACGATATACCTGTTGCTTTCACTTCTGTACTGTATTTCACGCATCCAAAAGTTAAAGCGTACAGAGAACACAGAACAGTTTGTCTACCTGATTATCAAGGTGTTGGTATAGGTAACGCTCTGAGCGCATATGTCGCATCATTGTATGCATCCAAGTATAGATATTTTTCGACTACTGGAAACCCTGCGATGATTAGACACAGAAACAAATCCTCATTGTGGGCTATGACATCTGCACCAAAGATGAATCCTAAGCAAGGTAAAACCACCACTAAGCATGATCTGTCTAATGCAAGCAATAGATTTGTTGCAGGTTTTGCATATGCTGGTGCAAGCAATGAAAAAGATGCTCGTGGGTTTGGAATCATATAAATACAAAGGAGATGACGATGGCAGGTAGACCAACCAAATACAACGAGGAAACAGAAACACGCATCACACAAGCACTCAGGGCAGGGAATACCCGCCGGGCTGCTTGCGCTTATGCTGGTATCTCACAAGATACATTTGCTAACTGGCTAAAATCTAATTCGCATTTTGCGGATGCTATAGAAAAGGCAGAGGGCGATGCAGAGGTTCGCAACGTGGCTATCATTCAAAAAGCAGCTGATACGACATGGCAGGCTGCTGCATGGTGGCTAGAACGAAAGCACAAGCAGGAGTGGTCTAGCAGGGTAGAGCAAACCGGCGCAGACGGTAGCCCGGTCAAGGTGATCGTGGAGTATTCGGACAAACCGATTGCCTGATATTCGGCTGGTATTACCTAAGCCACACGAAGCCCAGCAGGTAATCTTGCGGGAAGCCAAGCGGTACAACGTGCTTGCCTGCGGTAGACGCTTTGGTAAGACCACGCTGGGCGGTAACTTGCTCAGTGACCCGGTGTTGATTGACGGTTTACCCTGCGCGTGTTTTGCTCCTACCTA